AGCTAATTTTTCACGCTGAGATACCGGTAAGATATTGATTTATAAGAGTCTCATGTGAGCGCATTGAATTCGGGAGGCAGGGGTCGCAGGTTCAAATCCTGTTTCTCCGACCAATAAAATCAACAAGTTATACCGATTCTTCAGCTCCCGAACAGATCCAGCGTGACCAAATCGTGACGTAGCGATCTCTCTCTGCATCCCTTCTAAGACAGCCCTCATCACTTGCGGCCGTGACTTATCGCCGCTTGAGTCTCCTGTGCGCCAGAGAGAAAGCCGGGATGTTTTCCCGGGGACGTGACGTATTGCTAAGGTCGGGGGGATTCCCGAGTTTCCGTGGATTTCGGAGCCTCAAATACATAACCCATTGTTTTTATTGAATCACGAACCGAAAACGCCCCACATTTACCACCTTTCATTCCACGGTTACTCCCGTTTTTTCCACGCTTTGGCTTTCCTTTACGTGGATGCCGTTTCCGGATCAGTTTCGCAGCCGTCCTCTTCTTTCTTTCTATCTTTATGAAATTAAAGAGAAAGAGAGATAAAGGCCCTTGAAGTAAGCAGGAACGCAGATTCCACAGTTTGGAGAACTGGTTAAAATTTGATCCACGGATTAGAAAGCCCATCCACGGTTTTTTTGTGGATGGCAATATCTAATAAATCAATAGGTTATAAAGCAAATTTGCCCGATCCACGGTTCCACGGTTTGCACTGCCCCTGTACCCCTCCACCTTTCCAAACCTGGGATACACCTCCCCCCTATTTCTGCCAGTAAATTCGCATAAATCCGCATGATTCTGGGTATCTATCTAACCGCCCGTAAGCCCACTGTCTCGGCGCTCTCTAGCCGGCTGCACGGGTGCAAAAAAACCAACACGTTTAGACCGGAAGCGGGGTGGGGTGCTGACGGCGCGCGCCGGGTCGCCGCCCCGGGCAGGGGTGGGCCGGCGGCCGCTGAGCGGGCACAAAAAAGCCGCCCGAAGGCGGCAAAGGGGAACCCGGGAACGCTATCGTCGGGGGTCGAGGCCTCCGCCACCGTCGCCGCTGTCCAGGTGGTAGGGCCGAAAGCGGACGATCTCCTCGCCCACCCGATCGTTGATCTCGAGCAACGTGGCCTGAAGCGGCTCCAGTTCGTTGGCGACGAAGACACGCGCAGACTTCTCCACGTCACCAAATCCCCCCGTATTCTGCGGAATGATTCCCATCAGCTGAGGGGGGATCCGGTGCCCGGCAAGCTGATCGTCACGGGTGATGGCCTTCATGTTGAAGAACTCATCCTTGGCGGCTACTTCGGAAACCGGAATCACCTGGACGCCATCCTTTTTGCCATTGGGGCTGTACAGGAAAAGGTTCCGGAAGTTGCCCGGCCCCTTGGCCTCCTTCAGGGCCTGGCGAATGCCGTCGATATCCTTTTGATCCTGGGCCGGGTCATTGACGTAGAGAATGAACCCCGCATGGGAACCGTTCAGGTAGTAGCGTCGGCGGAACAGCGTGGCCGATTCATTCAACCAGGCGGACTGGAGGCTACCCACATAGTCCGGCACGCCGTAGATATCCTGATCGATGTCGGGCTCCATCAGATGAACCACCCGCCCCCGGGGCAGCTCAGTGCGCTCGATATAGTTGGGCACCCACCAATAGCGATCCGCAGCCTTGCCGCCGCGGCGCATGTACTTGGCCCGCAGATGCCGGAACGGCAACAGCTTGCCCAGTCGCCCCCGCACCTCCTCCAGGTAGGCATTGCCGAACACCAGGTAATCCAGCACAAAGGCGGAAAACGCCTGGCGTCCCAGCAGCGGGTGGGGCACATAGGTGCGCAGCAGGATATTCCGCTTCACCTGCATGGCGGAGCCATGATGGGCCGTGGCCCGGTAACTCTTCGCCAGGATATTGAGGGGGATCGGTGGCTCATACCATTCATCGGCGGACAGCCAGACACCCTCGTACCAGATATCCCGCAGACTGGTAACGGGCTCCGGATCCCCGAAACTGAAGGCTTCAAAGCGTGGCGCGTTCGCTTGCGTCATTCGTACATCTCCATTAAGGACTGGCCGGTGCCCATGGCAGGGCCGTCGATGGGTTCAAAGTGAAGGGCGTGCATTACCGCCCATGCCAGGTCGGCGTGCCCGGTTGCCTTGGTGCGGCCGGACGTATACGTCAGCTGGCGACCGCTGGCGGTCAGTTCCCGCTTGATCGCCATGAAGGACTGCGCCATGTCGGCCCAGCCCGCGTCGAACTCCAGGCGGCCCTTGCGCATGATCTGCTGGGCCTGCATCACCATCCGCGCCTTCAGGGCCACGTCGTACCGGTAGCGGGTCACCGTGGGGAACCACTTCTCCACGTGCTCCGCCACCGCCTCGCCCAGGCCGCTGATATCGATGCCGATGTGGTCGATGCGGTATTTATCGCGAAAGCTCTTGATGAAATCCGCCTGGGCTTCGTAGTCCTCGCCCTTCAGCCGGTGGCGCTCCAGCACCCGGTGCTTTTCCCCCGGTGATCTCGCCGGCAGTACGATCACCAGGCCGGCGCCGTCGCCATCCTCGCCGGTGCCCGTCGGGTCATAGCCGATCCAGACACCGCGGTCACCCACCGGCCGCGGCGCGAACGGCCGGTAGTCATCCCAGACTTCCCAGCTGTCCACCATGCACGGATGCACCAGGGCAAGGGGGAACGCCGACTGGGTGTCGTCGACGAATTGGCACATCAACAGGTTCGCGAATTCGTCGTCGGAGTACTCCAGCCGCAGCTGTTCCAGGTCGAACAGATCGCAGCCGCCGGCGATGGCATCCTCCACCGTGACGATCTGACGCCACTGGCCGTCCGGGCAAAGCTGACCGCCTGCCAGTGCGGCATGGGAAACATCGAACTCCGCCCGGTCCGCTTTCTTGCGGCGCTTGTTGAACAGCTCCCCGTTCCAGAACGGATAGGCTTCGTGGGCCAAGCTCGAGGGTGTCGAGAAATAGGTCTGCCTCCATTGCTTGTGCATGGCCATGCCGGAGGTGACCTTGCGGAATTCCTGGAAGCGATGGATCCAGAAGTATTCATCCAGATACACGTCCCCGTGGTAGCCCTGGGCGGTCTTGGAATTGGTACCGAGAAAATGCAGCTCCGCCCCGTTATCCAGCACGATGGGATCACCCTTCAGATCCACATCGGTCACATCCTTCACGAACTGGACGATGTAATTGCGGAAGATATGAGCCTGCGCCTTCGAGGCCGACAGGAAAATCTTATTCCGCCCGTGCTCGAAGGCATCGACGATCGCCTCCCTGGCAAAAAACCAGGTGGCGCCGATCTGGCGGCTCTTGAGGATATTGCGAATTCGGTGCTTTTGCCCCGCCCGGTACCAGGTATCCTGGTACTGGAACAGCGAATCAAGAAACGCCGCTTTCAGCGCCTCGATCTGCTCCTCATCGAGATAATTACGCCGGCGCTTTCGGGTCCTGGGGGTCTCATTCCGCGCCCGGATCTTCGGGTTAAGATCCGACTCCTTCCCGGTCTCCTCGTACCTGTGCACCCGCGCCAGGCGCTCTATCTGCCGGGTGAGCAGGTCGATCTCCTTAAAATCCCGCCCCTCCTTGGCGTCCTTGCCGATCAGCATCACCAGGCGCGCTTCCAGGGCCCCTTCCACCCGTTCCGTGGGTGAGGCTTCCTCCCAGCCATCCCGCTTTTTCCAGCTGTGCACCGTTGCGGGCTTCTCCCCCAGCAACTCCGCAATGCGCGCCACGCGCCAGCCCTGCCAGTAGAGATGGCGGGCCGTAATGCGCGGGGCGTCGATATCGTCGGGGAGCATGGCGGTCATGGCAGCCAGCGTAACCGCGCGCGCGAAACGGCCCGCGCCGGCTTCGTTGTAAACGGAAAAGTTACAACGGGCGCGGATTGCTGGCAGTCGCGTGAGAGTGGAACCTGCCACCAAAGCCTGACAACACCACCAAGAGGATCGCCATGAGTAAATGGTTCAGGGTCGCCACAGAGGGCGCCACCACCGATGGTCGCAAGATCTCCCGCGAGTGGATCGAGCAAATGGCCAGGAACTTCGACCGTACCAAGTACGGCGCCCGCGTCTGGCTGGAGCACATGCGCGGCCTCTTCGCCGACGGCCCCTTCGCCGCCCTGGGTGATGTCCTCGCCGTCAAGGCTGAGGAAATCAAAGAGGGCGACCTCGCCGGAAAGCTCGGCCTGTTCGTTCAGCTCGACCCTACCGATCAGCTGAAGGAAATGAACAGCAAGCGCCAGAAAATCTACACCAGCATCGAGGTGGACCCGGAATTCTCCGACACCGGCGAAGCCTACCTGGTGGGCCTGGGCGTCACCGACTCCCCGGCGAGTCTCGGCACCGACATGCTGCAGTTCAGCGCCCAGCAGAAAAAAGCCTCTCCGCTGGCCACCCGCAAACAGCGGCCGGATAACCTCTTCACCGAAGCGGTCGAAGTCGACTTTTCAGAACTCTTTGCCGAGGAAGAAGAGGACGACAAAGGCCCGTCGCTGATGGACAACATCAAGGGCCTGTTCAAGCGCCACAGCGACAAAACCAAGGGCGAGTTCTCCGCCTTCCGGGCCGACCTGGAGCAAACCCTCGAACTGTTCGTCGAGAAATACAGCGCCCTCGAAAAGGCGCTGGAAGCCGCGCCCTCCACCGAGAGCTTCAACGCGCTGCAGACCGCCCACGACGATCTCAAAAAACGGTTCGACGAGCTCTACACCCGACTCGACAACGATCCCGACACCCCGCCCCGTTCCAGTGCCACTGGTAGCGAAGGCGCCCCCGCACTCACCGACTGCTAAGGACTGCCTCCCATGCGAAGAGAAACCCGAATCGCCTACAACAAGCTCACCGAGCGCCTCGCACAACTGTCCGGCGTCCCCAGCGCCACGGAGAGCTTCAACGTCGAGCCCAGCATCCAGCAAACCCTGGAAAGCAAAATCCAGGAGAGCTCCGAATTCCTCGGCCGCATCAACATCGTCGGTGTCGATGAGCTCAAGGGCGAAAAACTCGGCCTCGGCATCAGCGGCCCCATCGCCGGCAGGACAGACGTCACCGCCAACGACCGCCAGCCCCGGGACCTGTCCGAACTCGAAAGCCATCAATACGAGTGCTACTCCACCGAGTTCGACACCTTCCTCACCTGGGCCAAGCTGGATGCCTGGGCCAGATTCCCCGATTTCCAGACCCGGGTGCGCAACGCCATCATCCGCCAGCAGGCGCTGGACCGCATCATGATCGGCTTCAACGGCGTCAGCGCCGCGGTGGAATCCGACCGGGTCACCTATCCCCTGCTGCAGGACGTCAACATCGGCTGGCTGCAGCACTACCGCGACAACGCCCCCGAGCGGGTAATGGATGAAGTGGTGGCCGGCTCCGGTGTGGTCAATGTCGGCGACGGCGGCGACTACGCCAACCTGGACGCCCTGGTTTTCGACGCCGTCAACGAACTGGTGGACCCCTGGTTCCGGGAGTCCACTGACCTGGTGGCCATCATGGGCCGCAAAATGCTGGCGGACAAATACTTCCCCCTTATCAGCCAGCACGCCGAAACGCCCACCGAGAACAAGGCCCTGGATCTGATCATCAGCCAGAAGCGGGTCGGCGGCCTCGGCGCCGTGCGGGTCCCCTTTGTGCCGGACGGCACCATCTTCATCACCAGCCTCGAGAACCTGTCCCTCTACTGGCAGAACGGCAGCCGCCGGCGCTACCTGAAGGACAAGCCCGAGCGCAAGCGCGTCGAGAACTACGAGTCCAGCAACGACGCCTACGTGGTCGAGGACTACGGCTTCGGCTGCCTGATCGAAAACATCACCCTGGTGTAACCGGGGCGCCCTCATACCACTGAGAGCGAAGCGTAACCCCCGGGCATCCGTCGCCATGGCGGCTCTGCCCGGGTCCATGACCGGAGAACAACATGACCAAAAAGGTCCGCATCGAAAACGCTGATACCAGCGATCACAAAATCACGGTTCAAACCTGGGTGAAAGGGGAGAACGGTGAGCCCGACAAATTGCTGCGAGAGGACGACTTGAGCTCGCCCACTGAATTAGGGGAGTTCTATGTCTGGAGCGATCAGTATCTCGTGGTGGTTGAAAAGGAGCAGTCATGACCAGTCCAGCCAGAAAACACTTTCAAAAAATGACCGCCGCCAAGGCCGCCGGCAAAGCCCAGGCCGCGCGGCCCCAAACCGGTGATCAGTACGAGCTCTTTGCCGCCGCCCTGTGGGAAGCGCGCCGCACGCTCAAGGGCATCAAGTCGGTCGAGGCCAAGGTCGAGAAGAAGCGTGAACTCTTGCCCCAGTTCGCCCCCTACGTCGAAGGCGTACTCCAGGCCGGCAACGGCGCCCAGGACGACGTGCTCATGACCTGCATGATCTGGTGTTTCGACATCGGCGAACTCGCTGCCGGTCTCGATATCGCCGAATACGCCCTGGAACACGGACTCAACACCCCGGACCAATACGACCGGGACACCGCCTCCCTGGTCACCGAACAGATTGCCGACGAAGCCCTCAAGCTCATCGATGCGAAAGGCACTGACCTCGAAGAACTTCTCAGAACACTGCTGCGCGCCTACGCCCTTACCGAAGAGGCGGACATGCACGATCAGATCCGCGCCAAGCTCCACAAGGCCATCGGCTACGCCTGGCGCGCTTTCGGTGAACCCGAGCCCGCCCTGGACAACCTGCGCCGTGCCCTGGCGCTCAATGACCGGGTCGGCGTGAAAAAAGACATCGAGAAACTCGAGCGCGAACTGAAAAACGCTGGCGGCCAGGACAGCACCTGAGCCACCTCAACCGGGTCGCACGCCGACGCCGGGAGGGCGCCAGGCCAAGGTGATGTTCTCCCACCGACAGCCCGGCCCACCCTCCTTTTCAAGAGGCCACCATGTCACTGATCAGCTA